CACAGGCGAGGACGCCGCATCAGGCGTGCGTGCCGGCGGCGCGGGGACCATGGCCGGCGGCGACATTCGCGGCACGGGCGCCGCGGCCGGTGGCGCGGCGGCGCCGGGCGGCTCGGGCACCGGCGGGGCCGACGCGCCTGGCATGGGTGGCATCTCGGCCGCCCGCCGCACCGCCGGCGCCGGCGCGGCCGCCGGCGCGGGTTCGCCCGCATGCAGCACCGCCGGCGCTGCCGCATCGGCCTCGGCCGGCCGCGTCGCCGCCTGTACCACCGGTTTCGGGGCCGTTCCGGGCGCCGCGGCCAGGGTGGTCCGCGCCGTCTCCGACAGTCGCAGCAGGCCGAGCCGGCTCGCCTCGATGCCGCGGTCCAGATCGCGCAGTTCGCGCTCGATCACCGCGATCCCATCCGACACGCCATCCTGCAGGGCGAGGGTGATGCCGATCGTGTAGGCGTCGTCCATGCCACCTCTCCTCGCAACCGTATTGTCGGGACTGCCGTCAGCGCCGGGTGGCCTCGCCGATCAGCCCGGCGAGCGCGGCACCGATCTGCGCCGCAAGCGCGTGGCCCTGTGCGACGGCGGCCGGCAGCAGGAATGGCCGCGGCGGCATGCGCGCGGTTCCGTTCTCCTGGAACACCGCGACATCGCTGGTGCTGCCGACCTGCGCGCCCGCGTCATCCGCCTGGTGCCCGATGCTGTCGCGCAGCGCGCCGCTGCGTGGCCAGGGCGTGTCATGCGCCGCATCGGCATCCGACAGCTCGGCGCGCACCGCAGCCGCCAGCTGCGCGCCCGCGTCGTCCAGCGCGGCATGCAGCGCCGGCCGGATCGGCAGGGCGCGCAGCCGATCGGCAAGCTCGGCCGGTGTCATGTCCAGCTCCGTGTCGACCAGTCGTAGCTGCCGCGGCCGTCATGCACGCCCATCACCACGACCCAGGCATGCCGCTCCTCGTCATCCAGCGAGAAGGCGACGTCGAACGGCACCCCGTGCCTGACCAGATAGAGACAGTCGATCAGCGCGGGGTGCCGGCTCAGTTTCCCGCCTGGCCCTCGCTCGCCGGTTCCGGCCGCAGCGCCGCGGCGACGGCGGCACAGCCGGCATCGCCCAGGCGGGCGATCAGGGCCTCCAGCTGCGCCTCATTGGCCGGCTGCGGCTGCGGCACGCCGTCGATCTCGGTGACGCAGAAGGCCAGCACCGCGAGGCCCATATAGGCGACGTTCTGCGACAGCGCCGGACCGAGCGCCTTGAACATGCGCAGCTTGTCCAGCGAGTTCGGTCGCTTCACCGTCAGCCGCCGCCCGGCGGCATCGGCCACCGCAATGCAGGCATTGGCGGCGGCGACGATCTGCTCCGCGGGCCCCTGCATCAGACGCGCATGCGCCGGGCGGCGAAGAATTCCAGCTTCTGCTTGACGCTGGCATCGCCCTTCCAGGCGCCCGAGCTGGTCAGCTTGAACACCACGCTGTCGAACTGATACGTCGAGGTGCTGCCATCCGTCTCGGTGACGTACTGGTACAGCGTCCCGTACGGCAGGCTGCCCGAATTGTAGTAGGACTGCTCGGCCTGGGCGATGAAATCGTCCACCGCGCTGGTGCCGCGCTCGACGTCGAAACTGCCCTCCCAGCCCTTCGGCAGCTCCGCGCCGAGCTGCGTGCCGTCCAGCCGATCGACGCGCAGCGCCTGGGTGAGCTGCCGCGCCTCGAAGCCGGTGACGTGGCTGAGATCGACGCGCCCGAACGGCCCCATGACCACGACCTGGCAGTCGCGGCCGAGCGAGAAATTCGTTGCCGGCATGTCAGTGGCTCCTTATTGCACCTGGCCCGAGGGCAGGGTCTGGCGCTGCACCGTGACGGTCTGGCCGCCTTCCATGTTGACGATGAACTTCTCGTTGATCGCCTGGTACTGCACCTGCGTGTCCGATTGCACATAGCCGAGGCTGGTGCGGCTGTTCGGGTTGTTCGAGGTGTCGCAGATCACGCTGAACGGCAGCGATCCATCGGTACTGCCGAGGATGCCCTGGCCCAGCAGGTTCTGCAGGAAGCTCATCTGCGTCGCGCGGATCTGGCGGAACAGGTTGGCGTTGATCACCTGGCCGACATACTGGCCCATGCCCGAGGCGAGCGTCGCGGCAATGAAGTTTGTCAGCCGCGTGTAGTTGTCGCCATTGGTCGCCGCGTTGGACGAGGAGTTGTGCCCGCCGCGCACGCCCCAGAAACTACCGGCCGGCTGCGGGTTGGCGATCACGTCGATCCCCGCGCCGAGCAGTGCCGAGAGCTCCGCGCTGCTGTAGCTGGTCGACTGACCGGAACCCGGCGTGCCGGATTTCTGGCTGCCGATCACACCATACAGCTGCTTGTTCAGGCTGGACTGCTCGGGCGAGAGATTGCCCAGCCTGCCGGCCGCGAAACCCTGCGGGGAGACCAGCCGCACCTGCCCGTTGGTCGCATCGTTCCACCACAGCCAGTCGCCGAACATCAGCTTGGCCGCGTAGCTGTCCAGCCCGGCCTGCTGCTTGATCGCGATCGCATCGGTGATGGTGTCGCCCGACGGACCGGTCAGGATCATGTAGACGCCTTCCTCCAGGCCGAACCCGGCCTGCAGCGTCCAGGTCGTCGGATCGTCGGAATCGGCGAGCAGCGCGATCCCGCAGCCCTGGCCGCGCAGCGCGTACATGCCGGCCCGCGGCAGCGTATCGGACCCGACCAGGGTCTGCGCGGTCACGCCGGTCGCCCCGTCGGTGCCGTTCAGCAGCGTCTGCGCCGACAGCGCCGCCGGCGGCGTGGTGGTCGCCGCACCCAGCGAGGCGACGCAGAGCTGCGACGGCCCGCGCAGCGGACCGGTGCCAAGGTTCACCGCATTGACCAGGTTCTTCCAGAACGCCGCCGGCGTCGGCGCCGCGATATTGTCGTACACCTCCGGCGTCAGGCCGGGCAGACCCAGCGTTAGCCGCCAGCGGCCCGCCTGGCTGCCCGAGGAGAGCACCACCGAGATGCTGTTGCCGAGTGATCCCGAGTAACGCGCGACCAGCACCGCCGGGTAGGCATTGTTGGCGTAGAACAGCGCATAGCTCGCCGCCACGTCAGTGCCGTCGGTGACCCGCACGCAGCGGAACGAGGAGGCGCCCTGCTGCACCGCGGTCGCGACCTGGGTTCCCATGTCGTATTTGCGCGCCACCACCGGGCCGAACCCGACGGCGTAGTCGGCCATCGTGCCGACGATGCTGGGCTGGTTCACCGGTCCCCAGGACGCGGTGCCGACGACGCCCACGACATTCGTCGGCACGCCATTGAGCACCAGGTTCTGCGGCGGCACGATCTGCACATAGAGATCGGGAACCACCAGCGCCGTCGTGTTGATCGACCCTGCCTGGACGATCGGCATGGATCAGAGCTCCTTCTTCTGGGATTGCGTGGTGCCCGGCTGCGGCGCGCGGATCGCCACGACATCGGCCGCGTGCTCCCCTTGCTGCAGCAGCTTGACCTGCGTCGCGTCGGTGATGACGTCGCCGCGCCGATACGACCCGAAAGGCCGCACGACAACGAGAGTGGGATCCATGCCGGTCTCCGTCAGGAAAAATAGGTCGCGCCGCCGAGCGTCAGATCGCCGAACAGCATGCTGGGCTGGGTCGCGGTCGCCGTCGTCGGATAGTCCACGGCGTAGAGCAGGTCGCGCCGATACAGCGACGCATCCTGGCTCTGGTCGAAGGTCGTGGTGCCGCGGAAGCGGTACCGGCCGGTGCTGCCATCGGCCAGGCCGATGAACCGGTTGGCCGACAGCGCGCCATCGACGCTGCTGCAGACCGCATCGCGCAGCGCCGGCGTGGGGCACCAGGCGCTGATGCGGAAGACCTGCTCCTGCCGCCGCAGCTCCTGCATCGCGGTCGCATCGGCCGCGGTGCGCGCGACCAGACGCCACGCGCCGGGGATGGTGACGGTCGCGCCATTCACCACCGCCGGCGTGTCATTGGCGACCAGCGCGCCGAGCGCCGCCGCGACCAGCTCCGGCGTGTAGCCGGCCTGCATCCGCACCACGTAGGCCTGCGCATTGACCAGCAGGCCGGCGGTCTGCCCGAGTGCGGCCGTGCCGGCGAAGCTCGCGACCTGGCCGTCGACCCGCGCGGTCAGCTGCGGCCGCGGTGCGGCGGCCTGCCATTCGTTGGTGAAGCGCGTCGTATTGCGCGCCGCACCCTCGACTGGGAAGACCGTGACGTTCACCCGCCCGGCCGCCAGGTCGGCGTCCAGCGCCGCGGAATTCGGCCAGCCGCGGAACACCCGGCAGGCGGGTCCGACGATCGAGGTGCCGTTGGCACCCGGGGGATACAGCGCCGCCGTCACCGCGGCCACCAGCGCCGTCTCCACATCCGACTGGTCCGCCATCAGGTCGCCGCCTGCTTGACGATCAGCCGCCAGCCGAGCGCGCTCTGCTCCGCCATCGAGACGACGTAGCTGCGCCCGAGATCGTCGGAGATCAGGTCCGCGCCACGCAGCGCGACCGGCAGCACCGGCAGCATCACCTGCCAATAGGGAATGCTGGCATCGGACGGCAGCTCGCCGGCCGCGCCGCCGGCCGCGGAGAGCACCGCGCCCGGCCAGTTCTGCATCAGCGGCGTCGCGGTCGCCGCGGTGACGCCGCCATAGGTGTTCGTCCCGGTGGTCGAAGGCGGCGCCGGACGGGCGAAGCTGAGCGTCCGGTTGGTCCGCACGCACAGCACCGGCAGCAACGGATCCTGTGCCGCGACGAAGAACACGCCGGCCTGGCCGCGCAGATAGTCGCCGGGACGGACATAGGCGCTGTCGAACACGCCATACCACAGCGCGTGGCCATAGCTGGTCGATTGCCGATAGGCGTTGTCCTGCACGTTGAAGCTGGCCGGCAGCCGCATGACGCGATTGGCCAGGCGGCAGGGATCGTTGACGCCGGACGGGCGCAGCACGTCGTGCGGCAGGCCGATGCGGAAGGCGGCACGGCCCCAGCCGCGGCTGATCCGGTCCTGGATGATCTCGGCGCGCATCAGACGATCCACTCGAGCCCGGCATCGCCCAGCGCCGGGCCCGGCGGCAGGCCGAGGAAGCCGCACAGGCGGCGCGACCACGCGGCCAGCAGGCGGGCGCGGTCGCGCACCTCGTCGCGGTTGCGGGTCCAGACCGCCGCCTGGTCGGTGTCGAGATTCTCCGCCGCGCGCGGCACCGCCGCCTCCAGCGCGTTCAGCGTGCCGAGCTGCGAGCGTACCACCGCCTCCTCGCTGTCGGAGAGGTTGGAGAGGCGGTATTCCATCGCGCCGTACGCCTGGTAGAAGCGCCAGCCCATGTTGCCGGCCTGGCCCGCGCCATAGGCGGGATAGCCCATGAACCGGCGCGCGTCGGTCCGTTCGGCATCGCTCAGCGCCATGCTGCGTCCCCCGATATCGGCAGAAGCGGCCGGGGCAG